TGGGGATAAGCCTATACTCCCACGAGGTGTTTTTTGATTTGAGCCCAGCCAGACTCTTCCCTAAATAGGGACTTTGGGGATCGCCCTGGCGAGTTTTTCATTTTATATCCATTCTCACTTTCAAATGGAAAAACATAAATCACGTAAAAATGCAGTAAATATACAAAACGTGCTATTTTGGTTTATCTGTTGGACGGTAGCACCCGCCCATACGATCGCGTGAAATCACGCAATCGATTTGATCCTCTTAGAATTGATCCAGAACTCATCTTTGAGTGCGTCAAATGTAGGAAAAGTGGATGGGAGAACCCAATCCTCTATATCCAATTGTCGCATCAAATTTTTGAGCATAAGGACCTTTTCTTCAAAGATCTTTCTACCGTAAAAGAAGTACTCTCGAGCCGCCGTTGAAATGACAGCGAGAGCTTGCTCCTCTTCGGAGATTTGTTTTGACCTAACCCAGGTCATGAGCATCTTTTCTATGGAATCATGTTCCAAGGGTGCAAGATGAGAACCCACCTCTTCGTCATATCTCCAAGAGCGCTTTAAAAAAGACGCTTCGTCAATATGGATAAAAGGAATACTTTCAGCTTCTTTGTCAGCCATCGTGTAAGTAATCTCCATTTCTGAAAATGCTTTTGCGATTGCTGTATGATTATACCAATCAGTCTCTTTCGAAACAGACATAATATTATCATCTCCATATGTCATGAGTGACACATTTTGCTTAAAAGATTCGACTTCATTATCCGGGTTCAGTGTGTAGTAGACATATCGCATGTACAAACTATTAACCAAACTATTGATGATGACGGTAAGAGGGTGACCTGAAGGATTGGAACCATAAAACTGAACCAGATCTCCATTGAAATCCACGAATGGAAATGCAGTATCTTCCGCTATACAGCGAATGACTAGGAGTTCTTTATCAGTGTAGTTTCCAGATGCCTTACAAAGGTCATGAAGAATATCAAAGGCTGCCAAGATGAATGAAGGACTCATTCTCTTGTCAAAGGCCTTGTAATCTCCTGCGACTATTCTTTCTGTGCCGTGAGTGGTGATATAGTCATAAAGTTCTGACCACTCTGTCGATTGCGCTACTGTTCCTGGTGCAGCTTCAAAAATGAAGCGATTATTCTGAATAATTCTTATTGAGGATAACAAGTATTTGCGCACGACAATCGTCCAATCAAAGGGGGCTCCTGTGAAAACTCTCGTTTTGCCCATCTTGATTTTCTTGAACGATACGGGCTCATCTTTCAGATGAGCGCAGAAATTTGGATAAGATCTTTTACCATCTTCGTAAGTTGTGATAATATCATCAACACGATCCATAATTTCTTTGCTGACAGCGACTGGGTGATCCATTCCGTGTTCTGGTGGAATTGCTTCCATAAAATATTTCTTTGATTTTTTCCATGGATTACCCGCACTGGTGTTTCTGTTGATTTTGTCTACGTATGCGACTGCGTTGGCGCCATTGATGGCGGTAAAATTGTCGTAAACGTGTAACATATCAAGTTGCTCTTTGGGGAGCGATGCTAGGATATCATTCAAGAATGAATCCTTACATTTCTTCAAAATTGTGTCACTAAAAGAAGTGACTGGTCGAACCATATCGACCGCGGCGATTCTCCAAGGCTGCCAGCCTTGCATCACTGGTGGACCACATCGTATCTTATACCCTAAGGGTGAAAGATGATGGGCCATAGGTGTGACGCTAACGTTGGATTTATGCGTGGGTCGGAACCCAGCAAAGCTTCCATACACTGATGCTGAACCATTATCTATATATCTGAAAACAGATTTTGGATGTAGGGTCGTCAGTGAACGTTGAGCTGATTGTGATGAAAGTTGAGGCTCACCACAGCCTATGTCTTCGAAATTTGGTATCA